TCCTATCATAGTGGTAGAGGAACCGAAGATTGAAGAACAGGTCATTGTAGTCCCAACCATTTCACTGGAAGAAGCCACTAAAGAGTATAAGAGGCACATCTGGCAGGTGTTGGAGAAAATCGGGAGGGAAATCTAATGATAACCGATAAAATAGATGAGTATTTGAACAGGAAAAAATCTAAATACATCAAAGAGGACATTGATTCTCTGGATGTTACGGATAGTGTCATTCGTCTTATTGAAAGCTTAAGTGACGAACAGCTTGATGATGAACAACTAGAATTGAAAGATCGTATTTTAGAGCTTCTAGACCGGTCCATTGAGAACATGGAAGAACCGGCTGTAGAAGCTTCATCTGAAAGCTTCTCCGAACTTGGTTTGGGTGCTGATCCATTTGAGGAAGAGTTCTCTGAAATCCAAGACCCGGAATCAACAGAACCTTTTGAAATGGGAACTGAAAAAGTGTATGCAGACCACACTATTTGGACGAAGAAACTGTCCGAAGGAAAAAAGAAGCCTGTAACCACAAAAAAATCAGCAAAAAAGCCGGAAAAAAATATAAATAAAAGTAAGAAGAAATAACAAGGAGGAATCTATACGAAATGGATGAAATTCTAAAGCTATTGGGAATTGATAAGTTGGATGAGTCAAGCTCTACCGACATCAAGAAGAAACTGTCCGAGATGGTGGATGTAAAGGCAAGGGAACGCGCTAACACCTACCTGAAGGAAGAACGGGAGAAACTTCTGAAGGAATACGAAGATAAATTTGAGGACTACAAGAAGGACATCACCGGCAAGTTCTCCAATTTCGTTGATTCCGTACTTGAAGAAGAACTTCAGATCCCGGAAAAAGTCATGCAGTATGCTAAAGTTGGTGAACTGTATCATGATCTCATTGAGCAGTTCAAGATCAAATTGGCTATTGATGAGGGTGTTCTGGATGAGGAAGTAAAGGGTCTTTTGAAGGAAGCCAAAGATGAAATCGTCGGTTTGAAAAGTCAGCTGAATAAGCTCACTGGTGAAAAAATGACGGTTGAAGAGGATGCAAAGCAGATGGCTGCTCATATCTATCTTCGCAAGAAATGTGACGGTCTGGTAGAATCCCAGAGAGATTATATCATGAATCTTCTTGGTGACATCACGGACGCTAAGGAGATCGACAGAAAATTTGAATACGCTGTAAAGATGTCTGAATCATTTGAACCTGGTGCGGAAGTTCCAGTTGAAGATGGTGAAGCTTTCAACAACGCTTGTGTATGCCCACAATGCGGAGCAATTGCATCATCCCAAACAGCTTGTTCAGCAACGGCCTGTGGTACATGTGGTGCCATGATGAAAGATGTCAATGAAGACCCAGTACCAGCAGACGAACAAGGACAGGGTTCCATGGAAGTTCCAGATACCCTTCCCGAACCAGAAGCAGGTAGAGTGGCTGAGAGCACCAGCCCTTATGAAGGTCAGATGAAAGAAAAGTGGCTCAAAATTCTCAAAGAGAACAGACTATAACCTAGGAGGAACAAACGCAAATGAATTTGAATAGTATGGTAACAAAATGGAAGGATATTCTTGATGAAGGTAAGAAAATCAGGAGTACCAAAATCGCAAGAGCAACAGCGGTCATGCTGGAGAACGAATCCAAGTATCTTATGGAGACTGGTAACTACTCCGAAATCGGACGCGGCAATGCTGGCTATGCCACCAACGCTGACTTCCATCAGATCGCAGTCCCAATGGTTCGTAGGACATTCCCTGAGCTTATCGCCCATGACATCGTAGGCGTACAGCCCATGACAGGCCCCGTTGGTCTAGCTTTCGCACTTCGTTTCCGTGCAGGTCAGACCTACACCCGTGGAACCACGGATGATTTCGGTGGTCAGAACACCTACACCGACGAACTCGGATACAACAACTTGGACAACGGTTATTCAGGAACCGGTTCAGGCTTCACAGGCACAGGTCTCGTAACCTCAGCTGGTGAAATCCTGGGCTCCGGTGGTACTGTTACTGATCAGGGTCTTGGTGTTGGTTCAGGTACGGCAATCAAAGAAGTCAACATGACGGTAGAAAAAGCACAGGTTGAAGCTAAGACCCGTAAGCTTAGAAGCCGTTGGTCTCTTGAAGTGGCTCAGGACTTGAAGGCTATGCACGGTCTTGACCTTGAAGAGGAAATGATGGACATCCTGGCATATGAAATCACGGCAGAAATTGATCGTGAAATCGTATACAACATCAACAACGTAGCAGTTTCAGCATCTTGGGATTATTCAAGTCTTACTGATGCGGATGGTCGTTGGCAGGCAGAGAAGTACCGAACCCTGTACTCCATGATCGTCAGAAAGGCAAACGCAATCGCCATCAATACTCGTAGAGGCGCTGGTAACTTCGTTATCGCTTCCCCTATGACTTGTGCAGCCCTTGAAGGTTTGTCAAGCTTCGTTCTTTGGCCTACTGATGGTGATATGAATACTCTGGTATCCGGTGTCGCTAAGCTGGGCTCCCTTGACGGACGTATCGCAGTATATCGTGATACCTTCGCTGGTGGAACTGCCGGAACAGGTATGGATTATTGTACCATCGGTTATAAGGGTCCATCCGAATATGACGCTGGTATCATATATCTGCCTTATGTTCAGCTGATGGTCTCCAAAACCGTGTTTGAGCAAAGTTTCCATCCAACCGTAGGTCTTATGTCCAGGTATGCAATCCATCAGCACATCTTTGGATCTAAGAATTACTACCAGAAGATCGGAATCTACAATTTGCCCCGATAACGGTAAGGTTCTTCATCTGTAAAAAACAAAAAGAGTATGACGCGGGTCATACTCTTTTTTATTCCCTAAAATAAGTTTACATTTACTCCTCTAAGTGTTATAAATAGGTATGATGACTGGATAGGAGATAATGACATGAAGAAATAAAATCATCTGCTAGCCTTGTTCTTTAGCATGAAGTTATACACATCCTCCAGAGTATCCAGCTTTATAGGTGCCCCATCCTCTAAGACACCACCCAATGTCTTATTCTTACCTTGGTCAAGCTCATAGAACCAGTATCCAAACCAATCACCAATGTCTTCAAACTCTTCATTGATATAGTCAAATATACACTTTATAATATCTGGACAGAACTCTATAATGGTATATGAGTCATTGAATGGTTCCAAAGCTTTAGCCAATAGTTCCTCTCTTTCATGGTATTTGTTTATAGCATCTACAAATCTCTCTAGTCTTTCTAATCTCATGTCTCTATCTCCTTTATTAATGGTTATATGTCTGTATATAACTAATTGCTATATATCACCCGCCCCTGCAGATAATCTTATTATAACACATTTTTCAGAAAAGTAAACCAGTATTATAAAAATATATTTGCTTGACATTTTAGAACAAATCGTGTATAATCTTATAAATACTTAGGAGGTAGTCATCATGTTACTAAAGGTGTTTCAAGTGTGTAGAAGGCTTGGTCCTACAGAGATTTACGCTGCGGAGTCCTTGAAGCAGATGGTTTCAGTATTGAATGATACCTTCGGAGATGAGGGCCAATACACTAGTGAAGTAACACAGGTTACGGAACTATACCAGAAAGTTAGATTGGTGGTGGAGCCTACCGTGGAGAAGGAAATAGATGGCTGAAATAGACCTAGTTGGATTACAGGATGAGTTCGGCATAACACAAGAACCTGTGGATGTTGAATATGATTTTCCCGAAAAACCACAAACACCGGATCAAATATTACATGCCAATGTTGTCAAGGCAAACCACATATTAGACAGAATAATAAGTGATATAGAGGGTGGTGCGATGTCAGCAAGAATGGCTGAGGTCGCTGCAAAGACGGTAGATAGTATCACCAATATCGCTACCTCCATGGGTAACATAAATTTTCAATACCAAGATTTACAAAACAAGCTCAGTATGATAAAATTGAAAGAAAAGCAGTTAGAGATTCAACAAGGAAAAGTGACAAACATAAACAAGATAGGGAGTCAAAATATAATAGTGTCTAATAGAGAGGATCTATTGAAACTCCTAAAAGGTGAAAAAACAGCAGAACAGATTGTGATGAAAGGAGAACAAGGAGATGATGAGCATGAACGGACCAGTTGATTTCAAACAAGCTATTCTGGACCAAAGGTCCAAGAAAGAAAACACAGAATGGGAAGGATCCGCTCTGGATTACCTTTACCTGGTGAAGGAAACACCAGAGATTGCGCAGTTCGCACCTGGTAGGATCTACAATATGATTATGAAATCTGGAACCGAAGAGGTCCAGGATGAAGTAAAGACAAGGTCCTACGAGGATTTGAAGAAATATGATTTCTTCAAAGACAAAATCTATGGAACTTTAGAACCCATCCACGACATCATGCGTTTCCTAAAGGCATCTGCTCGTAGGACAGAGACCGGCAAACGGGTTCTGATACTCGTTGGTCCCGTGAGTTCTGGTAAATCCACCATCGCAAGTCTTATCAAAAGAGGTCTGGAACAGGACACCATTCCTGCTTATGCAATCAAGGGATGCCCAATCCAGGAAGACCCTTTGCATCTTATTTCCCTAGAAGATCGTCCTTACTGGGAAGACCAGCTTGGAATCAAGATTGAAGGACACCTTTGCCCAGTGTGTCAAATGAACATTGATAATGATTATACCGAACAAGGTAAAGTGAAGTGGGAAGATGTTCCCGTAAAAAGGATTGTGTTCTCCGAGCAGAAACGAGTCGGTATCGGCACCTTGGTTCCAAGTGATACGAAGAGCCAAGACGTAACAGAACTTATTGGCCGGGTCAATGTGTCTAAAATGACCAGGTATGGTGAAACAGACCCAAGAGCGTTTGAGTTCAATGGTGAGCTCCAGGTAGCCAACCGTGGTATGATGGAATTCATTGAGCTGTTGAAGTGTGACAGCAAGTTGCTCTATGTTCTTTTGACGGTAGCACAGGAACAGCTTATCAAGAGTCCTGGTTTCCCACAGATGTATCTGGACACCTTGGTGTGCAGCCATACCAACATCGTAGAGTTTGATACCTTCAAGGCTGACAAAAAGAACGAAGCTCTGCATGATAGAATGTATCCTATCTTCGTGCCTTGGAACCTTAGGGTTGATGATGAAGTGAAGATTTATGAAAAGATGATTAGGGAGTCGGATTTCAAAGGCATCCACATCGCACCACACACCTTGAGACTGGCTGCACAGTTTGCCATTCTCAGCAGACTTACCACATCCACGAAGGTTTCCAGCCTTGTGGAGAAAATGAAGATTTATAACGGTGAGATTACCGAAGAAATGAAGAAGCAGGAGTTTGATATCCGAGCCCTTCGTGAAGAAGGACGAGCAAAAGGTGAAGGACTTACAGGTATTTCCCCAAGGTTCATCATCAACGCTCTAAACGTTGCATTGGCAATGAAGGAAGATAAGAAGTGTATCAACCCCATTGACCTTATCAGGGCTCTCAGGACCAACTTCGACCACCACATGGGGATTGAAGATAAGGATAAAGAACGTTACCTGGCAATGCTTTTGGGTGAAAAGGAGTCCATCTCCGCAGAGTTCAAGGAGATTGCTCGGAAAGAAGTCAATATGGCGTTCATCTCCGCATACGATGAACAGGCACAAGCCCTGTTTGATAACTATGTTATGAACGCAGGAGCCTTCTGCCGTAAGGAGAAAATCCTTGACATGCTCACTGGTGAGTCCAGCGATCCTGATGAAAAGCTCATGAGGCAGATTGAAGAGCTGGCAGGTGTTCCGGTGAACAGCAAGAACGAGTTCCGGAACGGGATCTTCGTCCACAAATCCAGCCTTCAGGACAGAGGGAAGTTATTCACCTATAACGATTACCAGCCTCTCAAACTAGCGATTGAAAAGTATCTCATCAAGAGCTTAAAGGACCTTGTCAACCTTACCTTGGTTAACAAATCCGCAACAGATGAGAAAACCAAAAAGCGCCGGAAAGATGTATATGATAGACTGATGGAGCACGGCTATTGTGTCAACTGTGCAGAGACGCTCATTCAATACCTCTCCGAGATTTTAAGACGCGAGAGCTAGAACCGGCAAGGTAAAATAACAACATGTATACAATGGTGCTCCTTAAATGGGGCACTCATTGTATTTACATTCCAACCAAAATATGATACCATAGAAAGAAAATGAGGTAAGTCCTATGACAGATATAGTAAACCATCGGGATTGGGAAGGCTCGGAGCGTGGACAAAAGGACATGCAGCGACACCGTGAAAAGATTGATGAATATATCAGGAAATCCGTCAAGAATGTTATCGCTGAAGAATCCATTATCACCAGTAAAGGCAATAAAACCGTCAAGATACCTGTTAGGGGATTGAAGGATTATAGGTTCGTTCACGGTTCCAATGGTGAAGGTAAGGCTGGTATAGGACAAGGGCCGGCTAAGCCAGGTGATGTTATTGGCCGGAAACAGAAGCAAGGCCAACAGGGTCAAGGTAACAAGGCTGGAAACCAACTCGGTGAGGATATGATGGAGACAGAGGTGGATATTGACTATCTCATCAAAATCATGTTTGAAGATTTGGGCTTACCATACATTGAGGACCGGCAGAAGTCGGACATCATGGTTCCAGTGGGCTGGAAGTTTAAGTCCATCATCAAGAATGGTGTCATGCCACAACTTCACAAGAAACGGTCTGTGATGGAGACCATCAAACGAACCGCAGCGTATGTCGGTGAAATCATCAATGAAACGGGGTGTGAAGAAGATGATGCATACAGAGCCTTAGTGCAGGCACTCGGAGACCTTGATGAAGCAATAACAATAGTGAAAGAAGGAAGAGTAGACCCCAATGTGAATCCAGAGGATATATTCATTGAGGATGACGATCTTAGGTTCAGGCAGTTAGATGAAGCCTTAGAACCACATAGCTCTGCGGTGGTCTTTGCAATGATTGACTCCTCGGGTAGTATGGATACTGATAAAAAATACCTGGCTAGAAGCTTCTTGTTCTGGATGGTCCAGTTCTTAAAGAAAAGCTATGATTCCGTGCAGATAGAGTTCATCGTTCATACCACCGAAGCAAAATCGGTTGATGAAGAAACCTTTTTCCGCAGAGGAGAAAGTGGAGGCACTAACTGCCATACAGCATTTGACATGATGGATTATCTGATTGAAACAAAATATCCAGTAGAACAACACAACCTGTATGGTGTTTATTGCTCCGATGGTGAAGACTGGGATGTATCCAAAACTATACAATCCATGAAGAAGCTTGTGGACCGTAAGATAAATATGTTAAGTTATGTAGAGATTTTACCATCCACACAACACTACTATGGTGGTGACCAAGGATTATTGGAAACCATTGTAAAGAACTTCAACTTCAAGATTTCCACTGAAGCTGGTAAAAACTACTATAAAGACGATGAAAAACACATACTGGCATGTAGGATAACCAGTAAAGATGAGGTTTATGCGGCACTGAAACATACATTGTTTGAGAAGAAGAAAGGATAAGACTATGAACAATCAAGAACTACAGAGACTTGCTAAGCTTGAAGACCGTATTGCCCAGATCGTCACCGACGACCTTGGATTTGACTTCGTTCCGATCAGCTGGGACATCATACCAGCATATAAGATGTTGGAGATACAGTCGTTTAGAGGCCCAACCCAAATCTCTAACTGGAAGTTCGGAAGAGATATGGAACGTGCCAGAACCATATATGACAACGTTTCCGACCACATGCCATATGAAGTAATGATTTTTGGAGAACCAACCCGCGCATATCTCATGAACACCAATCCACTTGCTATCCAAATACTTATAATGGCACATTGTTTTGGTCACTCTGCAATGTTCAAAATGAGCCGATGGTTCCAGAACAACCGGTCCGATATGATTGATGTTCTCTATAATGCAAACAAGCGTTTCAATGAATATGAGAACCTCTATGGTATTGATAAAGTTGAAAGGATTGTTGATGCTGGGCACGCCATCCAATGGCACTCCAATCCATTTGAGCTTGAGACTGAAGATGAACGGAAGAAACGTGTCTTTACTCAACGAAAGATGGTAGCCAGAACAGGGTATTCCGCTTTCGGGGACTTAGTGGCAGCCAAGGATAAGCCTGTAAACATTGAAGAGTATAATAGGAAGTTATGGGAAGAAATCAAAACCCGTAGCCCCATTGAACCAGTTGAAGACTTGTTAAGATATATTATTGATAATAGTCGGACATTGGATGACTGGCAGAAAGACATTCTTGAAACACTTAGAAGTGAAGGTCAATATTACTGGCCAATGATTAAAACCAAGCTACAACATGAAGGAATCGCCTCATGGACACATGAATATGTGGTGGAGAAGCTCTTCCAGGAAGGTCTTATAGATAATGATGAACATGGTCAATACAACTACTCTAACAGCTTGGTGAAGGCCAAGAACTATGTTGGTCTCAACCCATATCTGGTTGGAAGTGGTATGTTCTCCAACATCAAGGACCGATGGGATAAAGGTCGTCACGGTAGAGAATATGATGATTGCACCAATGCGGCCCTGAAAAAGGACTGGGACACCAAGGATGGTAAGGGTCTTGAAAAGATACGGGAGATTATGCGGAGCTATACTGACTGGTTCTTCATGCAGGACTTCTTGACGGTTGATGTTGTTGATGAACTGGACCTGTATATCTACCAGGTCCAGGAGACACCGGTGAGCTATGATTACATCCGGACAGACCATACCGCAGAGGAAATCCGGGAAATCATCATCAATAGTTATGCCCATAGTGGTATTCCGAAGATAGAAATCATGAACGGCAACTACAATGACAACGGTAGCCTTTACATGATGCACCGATATGCTGGTGTCCCTCTAGATAAAGGGTATGCCATTGAGACAATGAGACATATTTGCCACATCTGGGGTCGTCCTGTCATCCTGGAAACCAAGCAGGACAAGAAGGACATTGTGTTCAAAGTGGAAAAGGATGACAAGGTGGGATTCAATGTTGGTCATGTTGAAAAAAGTCCCCTGGAAATGAACTATTTCGTGGTGGAATGATATAAATAAGGGAAACATATCAATGGAGGATCATATCATGACAATAGAAAGCAAGCTGGGAAGGTATTTGAAGGAAGGTATCACCTTAGATAAAACCATAGATGGTTATAAAGATCAAAAAACCGTAAAATGTTGTAAAGGTTGTAAATATGGTGTTACAGGATATGAAGATGAACATACTTGTGATTACACGGATAATGACATTGATGTAGATGTGAACTGGTATGGTATATGTCCCAAGTTCAAAGCAGCAGATGTCACAATATAAGTAACATTTTCCACCAATAGTAACAAACGAAGCCTCAATAAGTTATAAATACTTATTGAGGCTTTTTAGTGCTTAGGAGGAAATAACTTGTGGCTAAATATGATCAATTTATCAAGCGCCCGTTGGAAGAATATGACTACACGCTTGAAGAAATAAAGGAGCTTAAAAAATGTTCAGAAAATATTTGGACCTTCCTGAAATACGTCAAAATTGTTCATCCGGATCGGGGCCGGATAATCTATAAACCCTATAACTATCAAAAGAAGTTGATTGAAACGGTTCTAAAGAACAGGTTCAATGTCTTCTTGCTCAGCCGTCAGTCAGGAAAATCCACCACCATCGCCGCATACGCTCTATGGTATGCCATCTTCAACTCAGACAAGACAATCGGTATCGTATCCAACAAACAGATATCCGCTATTGACATCCTACATCGTATAGCCATCATGTATGAAGAGCTTCCAGTGTGGTTGAAACCAGGTGTTGAATCCTTCGGTAAGATGGGTATTGATTTTGATAACGGTACCAGGATACTTGTATCTGCTACATCCGCAGATGCTTTCCGTGGTAGAACCATCAACATCCTTATTGCAGATGAGTTTGCGTTCGTCCGTAAGCATGTTGCCGATGAGTTCTGGTCAGCTAACTATCCAACCATTTCAGCATCTGAAGAAGCCAAAATCATCATCATCTCTACACCTTGTGGTGTGTTCAACCAGTTCCATACCATCTACACCATGGCTGAGCGTAAAGAAAATGAGTTCGTGAGCCTGAAGTTTGACTGGAGAGTAGTGCCTGGTAGGGATGATGCGTGGGCAGAAAATCAGAAAAAGAACCTTGGAGCTAGAAGGTTCAAACAAGAATATGCTGTAGAGTTCCTAGGCTCTATCGCTACGGTCATTGATGCTAGTGTTCTAGAGGATCTCTACACACTAACCCAAGACCCAATAGAAGAACAGCTGGACGGTGCGTTCCAAATCTATGAAAAACCTGATGGGCACTCACAATACATACTGGGTGTTGATACCGCTAAGGGAACCGGTGAAAACTATTCAGTCATACAGGTTCTGAAGCTCGTATCCATGAAACCTATCAAGATGATCCAGGTGGCCAAATATCACAGCAACACCGTGGATGTTTTCAAGTTCGCTGATACGGTCAACAAGGTCTCATACTACTATAACAATGCATATATAATGTGTGAAAATAACTCTGAAGGTGCAGCGGTTGTAAATAGACTATGGTGGGAACATGAGAACGAAGGATTAGTCTCCATGGGTTCCAAAGCACAAGACCTTGGAATCAGAGCAACCACCAAGACGAAACCTAGAGCTGTTCTGCTTATGAAGAAGCTTATAGAGGATGGTTCTCTGGAGATTGTGGATTATGACACCGTGGCCGAGCTGTCCAGCTTCATTGAACAGAACAACAAGTTCTTTGGTAAAGACACTAACGATGATACAATATCAGCGCTCTACTGGGCGTGTTACATTCTTGAAATGAACCTGTTTGAGGAATCATACGAGCTAAAGAAGGGCAGCAAGGAAGAGGAGGATGAAGGTTGGGGAGTGTTGAGTGATGTGGAACCAGGTGAAGACTTTTCTTGGCTAACTAGAGATTTCTAACAACTTTTATCATAAATAGAGGTATGAGACTACAAAGACACCTTGAAAGAACAGATGAATCAGTATTCCTATCAGTTGCTGCGATCAAGCTGATATACGACCAGCTGCAAGAACTTTTGGTTAACTATAAAATATTTGTCAAGAACCACATCAAACGGGATAAGAAAACTGAAAAGACATTCAAGAACTTCATCAAAAAGAACAACCTACCCTATAAGGAACTGAAGATATATAGTATGGAGACAAACAATCCCAACGCCTTCGTGCTTCCTAGAGGTGAACTTGTTCTATCATCCGGACTGAAGGAACTATTGGAACCAGAGGAGCTATGGGCTTTTCTGCTTCATGAGTATGGACACTATTATAACAAGGATTATATTGCCAACCAGGTCAGGAAATATTCCTTCATAGTTTTGGCTGTTGCTATTGCATCTATTAGTCCTGAATGGTTGAGCCTGTTCATATTCTTCCTACTCTACAAAGTAGGTGGGGTATTGACCAATGTAATGGCAAAACAGATGGAATACAAAGCGGACTCTATGGCAGTAAAGCTAGGATATGGTGAAGAACTAAGTAAAGGACTATCCAAGTTACAAGTTATGCGAGAAATATATGGGTCCGATGATAGCAAAATAACAAAGATAATTGATAATCTTAGTGACCTTATTGATGAGCATCCTGCCGTAGAATCCAGGATAAAGAAGATACTTGGTTCCAGTGAAGTTCTGGACATAATGAGAAAGGAAGTTACCTGGGCTGATCCTGAAGGAAATGAGCGTAAAGGAGTATAGATATGTGGACATTTGATGTAATGAGTGATAAAAGTAAAGACGGTAAGCGAACCATGATAGCTACATATACAAAGGACAAAAGAACGTTCAAGCATACTGACCGTTGTTTCAATACGGTTATTGGTAAGAAAGAGTTCATGGATAAAGCGAAGAAAGAGATGTTCTTATGGT